GATAGGACTGCCTGTGACTGCACCAAGAGAAAAAGCTACAAATACTTTAGCCTGTAATGAGGATGCGATAGTAGATGTTGCACTACAGGCGTGACCTGTAATAATCGCATCTCCTACTCTTGCTGATGGTGCTGGCATAAATTAAGTTCCGTCTGGTAAATCTGGATATCCGGCACTACCTGGACCTAGCTGAGTGCCTGGTGGCGCAATTGTTTGAACTTTACTTATATATTTATCAGTTTTGTTGTATACTGTCTGAGTGATACCAACAGTCTCTGTAAATGTATTTGAGTTTGTGTGTTCGTAAGTTATACTCAGTGTACCAGTGAATGTAAATTCATTAGTGCTAGGCAATTCCAATTCTACCAGAGATAGTAGAGATGGATTTGTAGCTGCCTGAGCCTCTGCTACGGTGTTGAACGTGGCTCTCGTATTATTCTGCATGATGCAATCATATTGTTCTTGAAATGGATATGTAGGCCATAATCGATTATAAATCGAGAGTAGATAGTGATCGGATTGAGCAACGGGCGAAAGAAGATAGCCGTTACCAACCGAAGTATTACTTCCAGTAACTGTCACATCCGTTATAGTCCAGTTGGTGCTGTTGCGATTTGCATAACCTTCTGGCCAGAACTCAAGTAACATATGACACTGAAGAGGATCATCCTGATCAATACTGCCAGTAGATACACCGCCATAAATGTAGCAAGGAGGAAGTTGTATTGGATTAGAGGCCAGAGTATTGGAGCTTCTATAAACCGCTCCATGAGTAGGATATACGTACCCTCCGTTAGCGTAATATGCGTCTGCTTCTATCGCAAGCGTATCGTCATCTTCACCCGCTAACTCTTCAGCATCCCTAATCGTGTTAGGCTCTTGAAGACTCGCACCACTACCAAAGGCGTGTCTACCCACTGTTACTAGATATATTTCTGTGCCTTCTGGCTCGGTTGCGGACATTCTTTATAGACCTTGTTTATCTCTTTCTATTATGTATGCTTTCACTAAACCACTTCTCACGATATCATCGGCTAGAAACTCTACAAAGTCGAATTGCTTCATGTTACTGATAATCCGCATAAACGTCTTGAGTCCAGAAAGTTCTTTCTTTCTCTCGCTAGTAAGGTCATCCTGCTTTACATCACCAGAGAATATGATTCTACAGTTCTCGCCAACACGAGTCATTACGGTGTGCAATTCTTGATCACTCATATTTTGCATTTCGTCGACCACAATGATACAGTCATCGAACGTAGATCCTCGAAGAAAAGAAGTAGATATAAACTCTATGTTGTTCCGTTGCTTGAGTATCTCATATGCATCGCCTCTGCCTAAAAGCTTGGTACATATGTCATAGTATGGGCCTTCGTACACCTTCATCTTATCTTTCTGACTACCGGGTAGAAATCCAATGTCTCTAGTTGGAACAATTGATCGAACGATGAACACTTTCTTATATGGCGTATTCGTCTTCAACGTCTCTTTGAGAGCGAAGTAGAGTGCTAGAAACGTCTTACCCGTTCCTGCTATACCATGTAGCATTAAGTTCTGGCCTTCATCCCAAGACTCAAAGGCTGAAGCCTGATTATCAGTCAATGGAGCAATATCACTCTGAACTGAAAATCCTGATGAAAGTTGGTTATCTGTGTCTAAGACTCCTTGCTGTCTTAGTACTCGTCTCTGCCTTTTAGTTAGTCGTTCTTGTTGTTTTGCAGGCATTCATAATTCCTTATCTGGTTTCTATGTTAGACCCCGCATTAGTCTTCTTAATAGTTTTTAACATATCATTGAAGCTCTCAGGTGTCTTTTTGATACCCAAGCGGGCTGAATCACCAATTGCTGGCGCATGAATGATTTTCTTCATGTGGGGATTATCTAGGTCGAACTGTTGCATATCTGCAATGGACATAATACGATCACTTATTTCACCAGTTTCTTCATTTCTGTATTGATATATAGGCATACTAAACTCTCCGATTTATAAAAAAATGGACAATCAATAGATTGCCCAAAGTCACTCTAACCATAATGTTATTTATACTAAACGATGCTCTTATGAGAGCATTTCATAGATTTCTTTCCAGTTCTGGACAATCGTAATAGTCTCACTCTCATAATGTTTGTTATGAGTGTGGGACATAAGGACTGAGGTTAGACCCAATCTATCACCTAACTCGCTGTTAGAAATTTTATCTTCTATCCAGAGACATCCACTATCTAAGTAAGGCAGTAAAGCATCATCCTTATCAGCACCAGTATCAAGACATTCGATCATATCAAAAGCGGTATCACCAAACAGATTCTTGATGTTTTGCTCTCGTAACTGCACAGCGTATCGATCAGTAGATAGGCTAGTGATACAGTGGAATACGTATCCTAACTCTTCGTGAATCTTCTTAACATACTTCACAGCGTCTCGAAGCGGTGGTAAGCAACACATAGTTGCGCTTTCATTGAAGTGGCGAATCAGCTTCTTCATCTCAGGCTTCTCTAGCCCGTATGATGTAGCCAAGTCATATTCTTCGATTTTTGCCTGTTGAGTGTANCCTTTCTCTTTCATCCAAAGTCGAAAGCTATGTAACCAATCAACTAGGACTCCATCACAGTCTACCAATATTATATTGTTGTTCATCACTCTTCCTATTTGAAGTACTTCTCTAACATTTCGTACTTGTCACAGTACTCGGTCATCTTCTCTAGCTCAGATTCAATGGTTTCCATGATATCTGGATGCTCTGCTACACCAACTGAATTGTCTAATAATACATCAATATTCATTTTGTGCTTGCCCGCTTGAGCTTGCATATAGGACATTGATGTGGCGATTAAATCGGCTCTACGATTTTTCATAACCAATCCTGCTTTAAGTTTGTGTAGTAAGAAGCTATGTTAGCGATATCTGCATCAGATAACCCTTTTGCCATTCCTGACATCATAGGATTATTTCGTACTCCATCACGATACTGCTTAAGAGCAGACACAAGATAGAGTTCTTTCTGACCAGCTAGATTAGGAAACATAGGACTATTACTGATTCCATATGCTCCATGACAACCAGCACAGGAAGCAGAACGTGCTTTACCCGCATCTGGATCGCCCGCTGTAGCGAACGAAGATAGTGTCATCACTGATAATAAAAACATTACTGAAAGGTGCTTCATTTCAAATCTCCAATTATATAATTGTTAGAAAGTGTCTCGATTCTTTCTCTTTTGCTTTCTCGCTTCTTTGATATCTGCTTTACGTTTATCGTATCGCTTTGAGTCCTTTTTGTCAAAGTCCTCATCAACCCATTCACGAAATTTCTTACTCTTATTCTTACTCATGCTACGTTCCTACGACTCGTTCTTCTTAGGTCGACCACGACCTCGCTTAACTGCTATTGGCTCAACTATTGCGCCTGGAAATGCCTGATTGATAACTTCAGGTGATAGATCTGGATAAGGCTCTTTTGCTATTGTTCTCAATAACAGCATGGCATCTTCAGAATCAACACTCTCTAACATCTGAATGAATAATGACTCTTTTCTTTCTCTATTCAATCCTTTACCGTCTTTCATCTGCTCAACAAAGTACGGCATCTTTCGCATCTCACGATACAAGAGGCCATGCGACTCATGAATATCAGACGGGTTGTATGGAGGTGGGGTTTCGGGTAAATCAAAAGTCCATCTTGCATCACACATCAATGCGAGGATATCCCTCAATGCTCTCGAATCATTTCTTTTTAGAACAGCAACTTTTTCTTCAACTGTCTCAGCTTTTCGGGCAGTGTTGACGATCTCTGCCAGAGATAATGTAGTCATTTTAAAACTCCGTTATACATTCCATTAGGTTTCTTAGTTTGTTTTTGATAAAGTAATTCAGTAACTGACTTCTATCTTTACCATTCTCTTCGTTCCAAGCTTTGAGGATTTCCTCTTTCATACCTTTCGGAATTTCAGATAGATCTATCAATGCTTTGTTACGCATATAGTTGCGCTTTACCTCTTCCTGCATATTATTTATATCAGCCCATTCTGCTATTCTTTTCTGCGTAACTGGGCGTTGTCGTATTCCCATAACAAAAGAATTATCAGCAGATAGAACATTAGGGATACCGTCCCCAGAATCACCTTTCAGTATATGTTCTGCAAGATACTTTTCTGGATCAGAATTCGAAATCCATCGCTTTCTAACTGGATCATACTGCTTCACGTTTGCATACTTGTGTAGTTGTATGTAGTCTTTATCTCCTGATAAAATTAGAATAGGTTCGCCCATGTTCAACTCTGTACCTTCTTCATGAACCACAACACCAATGATATCATCAGCCTCACAGGTTTCAATCTGAATAACTTTGTACGGAAAGAATGTCTTAAGCTCTTCACGAATAGCATTCAATGCTTGGAAGATAGCGTTCCAATCCATCTCAGACTTATCTCTTGTCTTCTTACGATTGGCCTTGTAGTATGGATACATCTGCCTACGCCAATAGTTACCGTCATCACAACAGATAACAAGTTCACCAAACTCATCGCCAAACTTCTTGCGATTTGCTCTAAGTGTATTCAAAATCATATGCCTTAGCATACTTACATCAATCTCAGCATTCTGATGATTACCAATCTGCATCATCATGTTTGCGATCATGACTTGGTTCATATCTACCAGTATCATTTTCTCTCTCCTAACTTAATTTAATAGTATATACTATAACATAAGTTAACTGCATTGTCAAGTAAAATTATTGCTTTTCCCAAGTCTGCTCTGATGATAGTTTATAACTTCCTAGATGTTTTTTATGTTGCCAACTCTCTGGCTCAATCAAACTAAGGAACAGACCACTTTCGCTATCATATAGATGATAGACTCTACCAACTACTGGTATAAAATTACATCTTGCGTTGTACACCATTTGAGTGTCTTCAGCGAGTGCTACCAGCTTAAAATACTCTTCTTTCAGTTGCTCGAACTTTGTTTCAAGTTGATGCGTTGCAGTAATGCCACGCTCCTTTCCCTTACCCAGTACATCTGGAACTGTAAATGCTGGTGCACCAACATTAGTTGGATAGTGCATGATACCAGGGTTATCAGCTACATTGTCTGGTTTAGTCTTCGAAGTCTTCGATCCCATCAAAATATTCTTCCATATCTACAATAAAGTCGTCTAGTATTTTCTGCATAGGTTGTTCGATCTTATCCTCAGCATCTTCAAATAAAGCATCAGAGACCTGTTGAAAAGGATACTCCTCTCCGATAGAACGATAAACAAGAGACTTCGATGCCTCTATAATAGTCATTATATCAAGCATTGATTTGG